TACCTAGATGCTGATTATGAAGAATATTTAAGAAAGGAAGAAGTAAATGAAAGCACGAAAGAAACCAGTAGTGATTGAAACTGTAATTTTTTTAGGTTTTTATGGGAAGGATCGCAATTTCAGTGAAAGACCTAAGTGGCTGGAGAGAGCAATCTATGTTGATAAAAAAATTGAATTTTTTGATGTTCCTGAAAAATTAACTATCCATACTATTGAAGGACCAATTTATGCAATTCCTGGTGATTACATCATAAAAGGCGTTAATGGCGAACTTTATCCGTGCAAGCCGGACATATTTGAAAAAACTTATGAGATTATTGAGTAGAGTCTAACAAACGTTAGACTTTTTATATTGCCTTCTTACTGCTTGCAGGCATTAAAGAGAAAGCTGTTTCGATTGATAGGCGTAACTTATCAAATATATCGGGTAGCGGCGTAACCGTGGAGGATAATCATGAAAACAAAAAAACTATTATTGCCAATGCATTTACAATTCTTTGCTGATAATCTAGATACTGGCACTGGGGGTACGGACCAACCGGCCGGAGGTCAAGAGCAAACACCGCCAGGAGATGGCGGCAAAGATAAAGGTAATGGAAAAACGTTTTCTCGTGATGAAGTAGCAAAAATGATTGCTGCTGAAGTATCAAAAACAAAAGAAGCTTGGGAAAAAGAGCTTCAAGAGAAACAAGAAGAAGCTGATAAATTAGCCAAAATGAATGATCAGGAGAAAAATGATCATGAAAAGCAGAAGTTACTTGAAAAAATCAAAGAGCTGGAAAGTGCGCAAAACTTAGCTGAAATGTCTAAGACTGCTACTAAAATGTTTTCTGATAAAGGTATTCAAGCGACTGAGGGATTACTTTCGTTAGTAGTAAAGGAAACAGCAGAGGAGACATCTGAAAATGTTAAAGCTGTTGTAAAACTTATCGAAACTGAACGTGAAACGATTAAAGCAGATTTTGAGAAACGAATTGGTTCTAAACTCCCACTTGATGGAAATGCTGATGCTAGCTTATCTCGTGGTGCACAAATGGCTAAACAAGCAAATAATCAAAATAAAGCGCCTGAAAATAATCTTTGGGCGACAAATTAGGAGGAATTTTGAATGGTTTATGTAAAGAAAACTCAAACATATCAAGATATTAATTTTTTAAAGAGCGAAAAATTTATTTCATTTACAAAGCAAGTTGATGAAACAACTGAAGGGGTAGTAAAAGGAGTATTACCCGCAGGGTCAGTGTTCCCTAAAAATGATGCTACAGCAGAAGGTATTACAATTAACGATGTTGATGTGTCGAATGGACCACAACCGGTAGGAGTAATTGTTGAAGGGCATGTTCTTATTAAACGATTACCAGCTGAGCCATCATCGGAAGCTCAAAAAGCAATGCGTGAACTTAAATTTTATGATGCAAACGGTAAAATGCTAGCAGTTCCAACTGCTTAATTAATAATTAGGAGGATTTCAAATGGCAAATATTGCAGAATTATTTTCACAGAAAAATGTATTAGATTATGTAAATAATCGTCAAGCACCAGTTTTATTAGGAGAAACATTGTTTCCAGCACGTAAGGTACAGGGGTTAGAGTTTGATGTTTTAAAAGCGGGATCTAAAATCCCAACAATTGCAAGCGTTCATGCATTCGATACAGAAGCTGAGATTGCTTCACGTGTTGGATCAAAGACAGCTCAAGAGCTAGCGTTCATCAAACGTAAGATTCAATTAAAAGAAAAAGATTTAATTGCTTTGCGTAATCCTCGTACGGCTGAAGAACAGCGTTATTTAGAACAAGAAGTATATAATGATGTTTACTCAATGGTATCTTCCGTTAACGCTCGTGTTGAAAAAATGCGTATGGAAGTTCTAGCAAATGGTAAAGTAACGTTAGATGAAAATGGGTTAGATTTAGTAGTTGATTATGGCGTGCCAGCAGATCATAAAGATACTGCTGATTTTTCTGCTCCTGATACAGACATCATTGGGTTATTAACAGAATGGGCAAGCAAGTTGGATGTAATGCCAACACGCATTTTGACATCCACTAAAGTACGTAACGCAATCTTGAAAAACGACGGAATCAAGGCATTCTTTAAAACTTCTGGTTTGTTACCAAATATTGGCTCGTTAAACCAAATGTTACAACAATTTAATTTACCGACAATTGTGACATATGATGCAAAATATAATAAAGAAAACGCTGAAGGTGTACTAGTAAAAGAACGTTATTTCCCAGAAAACAAGCTAGTCATGTTTGGGGATGAAAACCCAGGAGAGTCTATTTTCGGTGTAACACCAGAAGAATCTCGTTTGTTATCAACTGGATCAAATAACTACACAGTAGGCAATATTTTCGCAATGGTATACGAATCTAATTTAGACCCAGTTGGAACATGGACTAAAGCATCAGGAACAGCTCTACCAAGTTTCCCAGAAGCTGACAATGTATTCCAAGCTACTGTCTTACCTGATTCAAAAAAATAGAAGCCCCGAAAGTTGAAAGTGTAATACCAACAACTGACGGGGCCTCAATTGTATTAAGTTAGGTGGTGTTTAAATGCCTAGCATTACAGATGACATAACAAAACTGTTAAATAGTCCAGCTAATGAAAAGTTAGAAGTGATTGAGCGACGAACTAGAGAACGTCTCAATAGTTTGTTAAATGTATCCGAAACGCCAAACCAATTTGATTCGATTATATACCAGGTCGTTTTAAAAAGATTTAACCGGATTGGTCAAGAGGGTATGATTTCATATTCTCAAGAAGGTTTAACAATGGCCTTTCCTGATTCTGATTTCTCTGAATATGAAAAACAAATTAACGATTATTTGAATGAAGAAAAAGAAGTGCAATATAAAAAACTTCGTGGAAAGGCCCGATTCGTATGAGATATACAGATGAAATTACCTTTGTAAAAAAATCTTCAGAATCGCATTATGATCCAAACTCAGGGGAATGGATTGAAGAAGAACCGTTTAGAAAAACTACTGATGTCAATGTAACTGATATTGGTACAGATCGTTCTATTACTATTTTCGGAAGCATTAAAGAAGGGGCTAAAGTCATTAGGACACAGCCCCTTTTTGTTATTCCAGAATTTGATTACATTGAGTTTGAGGGTAAAGCTTGGGAAGTTATTACAAGTAGAGTTCCTGCATTAAGAAATAGCTTGATTATTCAGGAAGTGATTATTGATGGCAATAAGTCAAGTAAGAATTAATGGATTAGCTGGAATTTCTAAAAAACTAAAGAGAAATGCTCAACTTGATGATGTGAAAAAAGTTGTTAGAAATAACACAGCAGAATTAACCGCCAATATGCAAGCTGAAGCAGGAAAGGTGTTAACTGGACATCGGGAAGGTAAAAAGTTTGTTAAACCAACTGGGGCAACAAAAAGAAGTATCGTTATGAGGCTTTCGAACAATGGTTTTTCTGGGCATACAGGACCAGGAACAGAATACGCACCATACTTAATACACGGAACAAGATTCATGGTGAAACGTGATTTCTTTTTACCACCGCTGAAACAACAAAAAGTGAAATTTAGAACGGACTTGGAAAGGTTGATGAAATGATTAAAACAAGAGATCAATCAATCTTCGATGAAGTGTATAAGAAGTGTCAATCACTGGGTTATGAAATTTACGATTATAAACCTATGAATGATGTAGGTTATCCATTTGTCGAATTAGAAGATACTCAGACACTGCACCAAGCCAACAAAACTGATATTAAAGGTTCGGTTACATTGAATCTATCTGTATGGGGATTGGCAAAAAAACGTAAACAAATATCGGATATGGCTTCAGCAATTTTTGCTGAGGCTCTATCTATTTCTGAAACGGAAGGTTATTATTGGTCGCTAAATATCCAATCAAGCGGTATTCGGTTAGTAGATGACATTTCGACTAACACACCATTGAAGCGGGCAATGATATCTTTAGAATTCAAAATACTATAGAGAGAAGGAATATAAATGGCTAATGAAGCAAAAGTAGCGGCTAAAGGTATTGATATTATTTTACTTTTCCGTTTGTTAAAAAAATCAAAAGAGGAAGCAGCATGGAAATTAGCTTTCCAGACAGAACATGAAAATACAAAAACAAAAGATAGTGACTCCGTGGCCACTAAAGATGGTCCGATTCGTATCCCAGGATCATTGGAAATTGATTTTTCGGCAACATCTATTTTATCAGTCGGTGATCCATATGTTGACCAGCTAGAAGAAGCTTTAGACAATGACGATATTATTGAAATCTGGGAAATCAACAAAGCAGAAAAAGGCACAGGAGATAATGTTGACAAATACAAGGCAACCTACTACCAAGGATACGTAACATCATTTGGTAAATCACCTAATGCTGAAGATACCGTAGAGGTTTCATTAGAATTTGGTATCAATGGTAAAGGCGCAAAAGGATTTGCAACATTAACTGCTGATCAAGAAGAAGTAGTTCAATATGTATTCAAAGATACGACTATTGAGAAAGATGATCCAGAAAAAGTAGATAGCCCTTCTGTGGAAAGTGTAACTCCTACATTCGATGGGGCATCTACTGAATTAAGTTAAGAAAGGAAAATTATAATGGTGGATACTTTTAAGATTTA